TGGTGAGTGAGAAAATTCCATTGGAAAAGCTCATCATTACCAAGTCGCTTAATTCGAATTATAAAAACCCGCAACAAATTGCGCACAAGGTGCTTGCGGACCGAATGGGACAGCGCGATTCCGGGAATAAGCCTAGCGTCGGTGACAGAATCCCGTTTATATACGTGCACAATCCGGATAAAAAGGCGCTACAGGGTGAAAGAATCGAGCATCCTGCATACATTCGAGAAAATAATATACGCCCTAATTACACGTTTTACATTACGAATCAAATTATGAAACCGGTGCAGCAGCTATTTGCGCTAGTGCTGGAAAAGATTCCTGGATTTAAACGACGCCAAGAAGCGTTTAAAGACAGAATAGAGCTTGAAACAAATAAGATTGGAGCTGAAAATAGAGAAGCGTTGCAAAAAAAGATTACTGATTTGCGGCAAAAAGAAGTAAAGGCGCTGCTGTTTGACGAGTTTTTGACACAAGCAAACAATGCCATTAATAAAAATCAGAGTATTAAGAATTTCTTCAAGTAGGTGAGGGGGGGAGGGCCCCGACCCCCAATTCCATTATTAAAAAAGAATTTTTTTTAAAAGTGTTTGCATCCAAACATGCACAGTAAACAACACCCGATTAATCCACAAAAATATAATTTTAGACATCCATCATCTTCAAGACTGGGTTTATTATCAGGATAATAGTCACAATCGCTCTCATCGTGTTGATGCACATTTTCATATGTTTCGTTTGAAATGGAGTAATATGTAAATGGTTTTGTAATGTCTTTTACGAAATGTTGACCGATTATTGTTTTTGGATTGTTCCTTGTGCTTGTATTTGTGTACAACTCTTTATATTGAGAAGAGGATGAATGTATGTTGTAACCGTCATAATATTTTTCTTTGTTTTGGTTGTCATCAAAATGTGAATAATCTACACTTTTGTTTTCATTTGACATAATATGGAATAAATAGATAAAGGAGGAATAAATATACAACTATATAATAAAATATAATTAACTATTTTTTTAATTATATTAATCAAGTAAAATTCTGTGGTGAGTGTTTTTAATCAAATTCCGATTCCGATTCTGATTCCGATTCCATTTCTGAACGATGATGATTTATAATTCTTATTTCTTCATTGTCGTCGTGGTCGTTTGAATAAGAATTCAAATTATACCTACACATTGGACATGTTGAATTTGAATCAAGCCACCGAAATAAACTATACGGATTAAAGTTGTGTTTGCAATGATTAATTTGCATAATACAATCAATTTCTTCGAAATGTATTTGCGAAATGGGGCATATTTCATTTTTTGGGTTATGTATAGTACAAAATGGAATTAATTTTGTCGCATTTTGAATGGTATCATAACTAACATAATTTGGGTCGTCTTCGTTTTGATGTGGTGGTGGTGGTTGCGGTTGCTGATGCAAAAAAAATGGTTGCGTTCTTTGCTCTTCTCTTTGTAGAGGCGGCGGTTGTCGTTGTTGAAATGTTCTTTGCATAAATGGCTCTGCTCTTTGTTCTCTTTGCACTATCGGTGGTCGTACTGGTTGTGGTCGTATTAGTAGTTGTGGTCGTTGTTCTTGTAGTGGTTGTAGTGGTTGTAGTGGTTCTAGTGGTTGTAGTGGTTGTAGTGGTTGTAATGGACGTAGTGATAGTTGTAATAATCGTTGAAAATAATTTGAATTTGTGGTTTCATCTCTTTCTAGTTCTCGATGATTTATATTGGTTGTCTCAATAAAATCTAACCAGTCATAACTCCTGTTTATTCTTGAACTTATCGGAAGTATTGGTGACAATGATTGCGTGTGTGGCGGAGGTGGAGGCGGAGGCGGAGGCGATTGAGGAGGTGACGAAGATAATGAAACGGACAAGTTGGGTGTTGAAATACCTCTTTCCGCTCTTGACGTAACTGAGGGTAGCGGCAACCTATATCTAACAAATGTTGCAGTTATGGGACGTTCTTGTGGTAAGGGTGCAGACATGGGCAAAGGAACAGGAGTGGGCGCAACTGCAGGAGTGGGCGCAACTGGAGGAGTGGGCGCAACTGCAGGAGTGGGCGCAACTGCAGGAGTGGGCGCAACTGCAGGAGTGGGCATCGCTGATAAATTTCTAAAAATAATCCGATTATTTAAAATTCTAACTAATCCACGTTCAAATGTCATAAATCCGTTTAATATTTCTCTCGTTGATGAAATGTAAGATTCTACTAAATCATAATAAATCATATCCGGTTCATTATTTATATTTGCATTTAATGAATCTGAAATGCGTCCGCTCATTTGACTTGCTATATTAATTGTTATTATTATTATTCAATAGTTATTATTAATATTTTATTTTTATTAATATTTTATTTTATATTAATAATAAATATTTTATTTGATTCTCTCTTCTCTCTAATAATCTGTATTAAAGATATTAAAGATATAATGTGATAGTTATTAGTTTAAAAAACAATTACATTATGAGTCCGGTGTCTAAAAAATCGTCATTAACGTTACCACAGCTTCAACCACAAAAACTAACCGAATGTAAATTAGAAAAATATAAAAACAAAGGAATATCAGGTCTTGCAAATCTGGGAGACACTTGTTTTATTAATGCATTATTGCAGATTATTTCTCACACGTATGAATTGAATGAGTTGTTGAATGGCGACGGATATAAATCTAAACTAAATAAATGCGTTGAATCAGATTTGTTGTCATCTTGGGACGAATTAAGACTGCTAATGTGGAGTGAAAACTGCACAATATCGCCAGGCGGTTTTATACACGCCATTCGTAAAATATCAAAAATAAAAAAAAATAACATGTTTTCAACTATTTCTCAAAATGACATGCCAGAATTTTTAACTTTCTTGTTTGATATTTTTCACACTGCTCTTAAAAGAAAAGTAACAATGACAATTGATGGCAACCCAAAAAACAAACGAGATAAAATGGCAAAAATGTGTTATGAAATGATGCAAAAAGAGTACACTGAAAATTACTCTGAAATTTTAAACATGTTTTATGGAATTCATGTGTCAACCTTGACAAGTGTCGGTGTTGCCAAATCAAACGACGAATATCTTAGCATTCGCCCCGAACCGTTTATGGTAATAAGTTTGCCTATACCCTCAAATGCGCCATTGAACCAAGACCACATTTCTTTGATGGATTGTTTTGATTTGAATTGTGAAAGCGAATTGATGGAAGGTGACAATGCGTGGTTCAATGAATCTTTAGGAAAAAAACAGAATGTGTATAAGCGACTGGTTTATTGGAGTTTGCCGGAGATTATGGTAATTGACATAAAGCGTTTTGAGTACAATTATAACACTGATTCATTTGTTAAAAATCAATCAAGTATCAAAATACCGATTGAAAATGTGAGTTTTTCAAAATATGTAGAAGGTTACAACAAGGATAGTTATGTGTACGACCTTTATGGAATTTGCAATCATCATGGGGATGAAAAATTTGGTCATTATACTTCAACTATAAAAACGGCAGACTCTAGATGGTTCAATTTCAACGACTCAAATGTCAAAGAAATCCAGATAAAAGGTTCGGAGATTATTGGAAATACTCCATATTGCTTATTCTATAGGAAAAAATAGAAGGTATTTAATATATATAAAAAACTAATGTAGTGTTATATTATAAATTATATTTTTAATCATTTTTAATATTATTTAATATTTAATAAATATAAATAAAATAAATGGATTTGACTTATAATTCTATAAGCGGAATAAATACAGACCCAACTGTTCTTTTGAAGGAATTTATTACAAAAAATGGAAAGCAAGATAACCAGATGACTGCCGATACAAGAATATACATGCTTATTGCACTCGTCGTCATTATTATTATATACGGATTTTTATTTGCAGTTTTAGGTGGAGGAAACGGGTCTGGAACTGAGTCTGGAACTGAGTCTAGTGGTGGAGTAACAAAAAATCTAGGACTACGATTTTTTGAAGTGCTATTATGGTCTGTGTTCATCATGTTGGTTTTGTTGAATGGGTTCCAATATTTTTTTAATGTAAATCTTACGACAAGATTTGTGAATTTTTTTACAGATGAGCCTAAACTTGAAATTACAATGCAGGTGCCTGAAGATGAACCGGTTCAAGAAATGAGAATTAAAAAGGAAGTTTTCAATGTTCCGAATAATAAATACACGTATGATGACGCAAAAGCGATTTGCGCGGCATATGGCGCAAAACTTGCAAATTATGATGAAATAGAATCATCGCATCAAACGGGGGGTGAGTGGTGCAACTATGGGTGGTCAGACAACCAAATGGCGCTTTTTCCCACACAAAAAGAGACCTGGGACAAATTGCAAAAAATCAAAGGACACGAAAATGACTGCGGAAGACCCGGTATAAATGGAGGATTCATTGACAATAAAAATGTCCGGTTTGGTGTAAACTGTTACGGTTACAAACCGGTTATTACTCCTGCAGAAACACAAAAAATGCAGACTGCATCTGTGTACCCATTGACAATGAAGGATATTGAAAAACAAAATCGAATTGATTATTGGAAAAAACGAATTCCCGAGATTTTACTGTCGCCATTTAATCGCTCATCTTGGTCCATTATTTGAAATATAAAAAGATATAATTAAATATTATTATTAATTTTATTGTTTATATATATATGTTTATATATATATAAATATAACCAATATAAATGTCGAATAAAATGCCAAATGATTGGTATACAGTGAAAGGATACCACAATTACTGCCGATGGTATCAACAGTATATAGATGGAACTATTTGCCCGCCAGTTTCTTTAAGCAAAATTGCGACAGAAGGTCCTCCTAATACTTGGACTATGACTTCTAATAGTTACACTTTAGCTTGTAATACATTAACCATTCCAGTAGGACAAACTCTGTTTACTGCTTCATACACACTTACCAACAACGGCACCATTCAGAACAGCGGCACCATTAAGAACAGCGGCACCATCACCAACACCGCGACTGGTTCCATTACCAACATCGCGACCGGTTCCATCATTAACAGTGACGGCGGTCAAATAAACGGCGGAAATATTACCAACTATGGAACCATATTCAGTAACGCGGATATTGAAGGCGTCAAAGGAGTGGAATTGAGTCCACTTATGACTTTTCCTCCTTTTGTTAATTTAGTAAGTTTGTATGATTACAATACAAAGGTTGATCCGGATTTTGCAAATGTCATTATTACACCAACACCGACAAGTGATTTAAATTTTGAATTAATAGTTGCGACGGAGTTGATGAAAATGGTGACTTTGGCTCATGGAATGTTTATACATTGGATGATGAATAAAAATAGTTTAACTGACTGGACTTTAGATGTTTCGGCACCCCGATTTTCAAGCAACTTTCCTCAACGTGTCATGTATTCAGTGTTTCAGGTAGATGCTCCACCCATGGGATTTATCGTAGACTCCGCAATGGATGATTTCATTGATGTTTGGTTTGTTTTTCGTGGTACTAGTAATGTTGCCGAATGGATGGAAAATTCTAATTTTGCACTAATCAAAACTTTTGACACTTCAAACGGTGCAAAGATTCATTCCGGGTTTTACAACCTCTACTCACAGCGCAAGGGACATGATGAGATTCCGACTCCACGCGAGGTTGTTATAAATTATGTGGAAGGTATTTTGACTGAAGTTTCGCGAAACCCACAACGCAAATATAGATTACGGTGCGCGGGTCATAGTTTAGGAGGAGCTTTATCTGTAGTGTGTTGTTATGATATCATACGTAAATTAAATAATAGTGGAAATCCAAAAAACATTTCAGTTTCAATGTATAGTAATGCTGTTCCTGTTGCCGTGGGAAACAAAATTTTTGCAGATTATTTAAACAGTCAATTGAATATCGAACCATATAGCTGGCGCGGGCGTGTGAGTAATAAAAATGATTTTGTTCCTAAAATACGCTTGGAGTTTTTAGGATACAAACTTATAAAAGAATATTATCAAATAGAATTTGGTGAAGATTTGTCTTCAATTAATTCCATGAATACTGACTCAAAAAAAACATTGTTGACAAATAATCACAGTTATGTCGGTTATTTGAATCAATTGTTAAAAAATCTGAAGTATTCGGGTTACGACAGGCAAAAACTTCTAAGTAGACAAATTCCATACACTGATGGTGAGCTAACTGCTGCGGGATTTGAATAAAATTCCAAATAGTATATAAATATAATTGAATGACTATATATTAAATATAATTGAATGACTTATATATTAAATATAATTGAATAACTATATATTAAATATAATTGAATAACTATATATTAAATATAATTGAATAACTATATTTAATATAATTAAAATGCCATTTATCAATTATAGTGGAATAGGTGCAAAAGAATCAGAAATACATTCTATTGAAGAATTTTTAGATATTATGAAACACGCTTCATTTCATTACTATGAAATGACTTCTTTAGGGTTTGATATGGAATATAAAACATATTTACTTCCTCATGATTTTATAAAATTTACTTTAGAAGAATGGTTAGATTATACAGGGGCTAAATATTATGATTCTGAATGATTCTGATTAGTAAGTTTATTTATAACTTTTCGGTCTCGGTCTAAATATGTCTTCTTGTTTTTCTTCGCGCGTAAACTTTGTCCACCTTTAAATTTTTTAAATTTATATTATTATTATTATTTATAATTTTTGGTGTTCGTTTTCTGGTGATTTTTTTTGAAGATGCAGTGTTTTCACTATCATGGTTATGGTCAGTTAAAGCATTCTCTAAAAGTATTCGAAATAAATCCGCATCAACTTCTTGAGAATTTATTTCTCTAGCATCTTCTTTTGAGACACAATTGTTGTCATCGCTTATAATGATAACTTGCTGTGACGACGATGACGACGAATGTTGCGGCGGCATTATAAGTTCAAGGTCACCAATTCCCGCAATTTTGTCATTTTCATTTTCTTTTTTTAAAGCCTGGTCTAGATGGTCTACGTGTGCTTGGTGCTCCATATGGAATTTTGGGACAACAAATAATAAACCCATCGGAATTCCAGATTCTTCTTTATAAAAATTTTCCATTTCTTCATTGTAGTCTTCATCGTCTTTTTTGTTTTTCTTTTTACCACCTTTTTGTTTTCTTTTCATGCCGCCAAATATTTTACTTATTCTATAGCCGCCGCTAGTAATGGAATTTCCATCTGCTGAATTTGTAAAAACCAAGTCTCTTGCTGCATCAAACATCTTCTTTATAATTATATAATTTATATATTTATAATTATATATTTAACTAATTATTTCACCAATTCTTATACTTGTAAATAATATCAACTATTATAATAGCGCTTAATTTCTGGATTAATTTTAATCTCTCTTTTTTCTTTTATATATTTCAAAATATGCTGGACTTGAGAACTGTTTGGTATTATTTCGTGGAGACACTGTTCTATAAATGTTAGAGATAAAGGATTTGATATTTTTGTTTCTACAAATCGTAACCGTCCATCCATTGTTGTAATGGACGTATTCAATAATTTTTTATTATTTACGACATCCATAATAGATGCTTCTAAATCATTTTTCATTTCTCTCGTTGTTTTTATTTCACTATTTATTTTTTTCAATTTGTTATCGAGTTCAATCCATTTTTGAATTTGTTTGTCAAATGCGGATGCTGCGGATGCTGTAGTCATTGTGGGTTTTGCAACCATTTGCATGGTTGTCATGACATTTGATGACGACGACATTGCTGTTGTTGCTGTTGGTGTTGTAGTATTTTTCCCAAAAGTATTCATATTTTATATGTTTTTATATATAATAATTATAATAATATATATAAAACTATGCTAAATCCCCTTGGGTAATAATTATATGTACATTACAGACTGGTATAACCAGGGTAAAGCTTCGCGAGCCGGAATGCTTACAAGCGTTAGCGCGCACAATACAAAATTCGCCCCTAAACATCTATCTGACTCTTGCATTGCTGTTGTTGTGAGACGTTCAATTATTGTCATATTAATATTAACAATGCTTTCCAATGTCAAGTACGCGTAAAACTGGTGAGTTAGCCACCCCGTTATGTTTTGGGGGAAAGGATTGCCGTAAGGCGGATAAATAGACGCTCTTGCATTATATGATAATTCCGCCCGGTAATTCCAAATGTCCATCAACTCTCTTAAAAATGTAATGTGTTGTTGATAAGTCAAATGCAAAAACCAATCAGGGTCAGAATAGTGTCCAAGCAAATCTATATATTGAAATAAATGCAACACACCTTGACGATATCTTTGTTGCGGTGTTAAAACATCTTGCGGCAAGGCTATAACAATGTTTCCGCTTCCGCTTCCGCTTCCGCTTCCGCTACCGGAATAATTCATGTTCTCACTATCCAATATAACATTACTATTTCCGTTTACACCATTTTCATTCCAATTATTATTGTTATTGTTATTTTTATTTTTACTATTTTTACTTTTACCATTTTCCTTTTTTTTATCTTTGTTATTAAGAATTCTGTCCAGCTTTATTATTTTCAAAATGTCTCGCGTTATGTTGTGTGGAATTGGGTTTCTGTTATACGGATTGCTCGACTCTGTCCAAATAAGTCGACGGTTTAAATTTTCTATATTATCCACTGAATTGTCGTTCATTATTAAGTTGCATATGGATGCAATATCGAATCCGTAACAACACACCTTTTCCCCAGACATTTCTTCAAAACTATAAAATTGAGCATCTGGAATATCTCGAATGGGGTCCAGTGTATAAAAATCTGTCTCGTTAATACAAATTCCTCTATTGTTCAATGCAGGACCTCGCAACAATGTCAATTTCCTACGCAAATGACTTTTAAATTTCAATTGGATTTTTATAGAATGAAACGTCTGGTTGTAAAAATTATATATATTTTGTTTCATTTCAACCTTAGTTCCTGTTGTTTTCATTTTTTTATAATCATATTCTCTCTGGATTTTACCGCACATTTTTTTTAAATAAACAACCTTGAAATCAAAGTCATTATCCAATAATAATGCATAATTATTGATTGATATTGCTTCTGGTAATGGTTTTGATGTTGACGGTTTCAATTTTGATGTTGACTTTAATTTAAAGGACGGTGACAATGAAGACGAGGGGGACACAACCACATTACATTGTTCTTCTGCATCTTGTTTTTTTTTTATAATTATTTTTGGCATTCAGTTAATAGCGTATTCGTTACGTAGTCTATATAGTCTATATTATATATGCATATATTTCTATATTAGTTCTTACATTATATTTTTTCGATTATTACACCATCATTGATTTGTTTTGCTCTTTGTTTCAACGCGTGTGTTCATATGCAATGAATGGTGAATATTTTTGCTAAATCAATATAAATAATTTATTCAAATTTTAACAAATGTAAAATTTACTAAGGATTACTTGAATAATTCCGAGCGTACAAAAATTTAGTAGTGTTAATATTATATTTAAATACATTATTCCAATTCCGGTAATTTTATCCCGGTCTGACATGTTACACGCTCCTTTACTGCCGATACAATTCATATTTAAAAATAAATAATAATATGTAATAAATATCTGCATGAGCGTCAATGAAGTTGATATTCCTGTAAAAGTGTCATACTCGCTGGATGTGATATTTTGCGCGCTTGTGGTAAAAGTTTGATAAATTAGCACTCCAACAACCACGCATATTAATAATAGCTGTATCAAACTGGTTGGCACCGCACTGCTAAAAAACGAAGCATCATAACCCGTGTTATAATAATATTTTAGAACCATCATCATTGCGCCAAGTAAGGATACTTCAACCAGTCCTAGACCAAAAATTGAAGAATCATTTGTATTTAATCCGTATTTAATTAATATTCCTACAGCTGATATTGCTGCACATACTTTTAATGTGTATGATATATTCGACCCAACCGAGTTATTCATGAATACTTATTTGTTTAAGAAATAATTTATGTCTATTATATCTATTATATATTGTAAATAATTTTATAAAAAGAAAATATTTATGTTATAATATATTCTTTTTATAACATTCTAAATTTAGAATTGTTTATTAATCAATTTATCGAAAAATAATGAAGTTAAATGATGTAAAATATTATTGATGTAAACCCATAAACTTAAAAGTAATACCATATTCTCTTATATTTTCCCAAATTCCTGAAATTTTCAATATGATATTGCATTCTTGCGTGTGTTTATCGATATTGGAAAATAATTTAATGATGCAGGACTTCATTTGAGTTGATAAATTGTAAACAGGAATTTTTAATGTATTGTTACCTGTTGAATTTAAAAAAATATTGTATTTTTCAAGAATTAGTGTTTCTAGTTTACAAATATTTAAAATCACTTCTTTATTGGAATGCAAGTCGTACATTATAGTATTTTTATTGAATGATTTTGAAATTGTAATGAACGATAAGTTAATAGGAAGTATTAGTCCTGTCAATGACACATCATTGTCGGAATAATTCATGCGTATAAAATAACTATCGTGAATAATTGAATTTTGAATGGGTTCGCTAAAATATAAATGTTTCAAATTTATACCATCATTCCCATCATTCCCGTCATTCCCATCATTCCCATCATTCCCATCATTCCCATCATTCCCATCATTCAAGTTTTGACCATCATTCCCATCATTCAAGTTTTGATATTCTTTTAATTCATAATCAACTTTATTATCAGCTTTATTTGTTTTAAATACTAAATTCATCAAGTATATGTATGTGTATCTTATTATTATTATATTATTGTTTTTTAGTTTATATTCTTTTTCCATAGTGTTATTAATTAATTAAACAATTAAAAAAAACAGTCAACCTATTTCTATTCCCTTTAAGGTGAGGATATGTGGTTCCCTTTACAAACAGTAATGCTGAATCAACATTTGTAATACTGTTTTTAAAATAGAAAAAACTGCCATTACTATTTTTATTTGAATTACATTCGGGTTATGTTGCGCGTACACCTTTATATAAAAATTATAAAAATACAACAAGAAACAAAATGCAAATGCCATTGTGTTTAATGATTTATATTTTACATTTTTTAAATAACTCCAATTGTCGACATAACTACACATTGGTGTCTCCGCACATCCTCTAAAAAAAAAATAGTATGCATCCAACATTCCGTTTATTATTTTATGCAGTCCATTTTTATCATCTTTTAAAATGACCGAATCTTTTATTTTATCTTTGCCAATCATATTAATAAATAGTTGTTTTCTCTTACCATTTTTAAAAATGTGAGGTGTGCACCCATCCATGTATCGATTTCGATACAGTATTTCGTTCATCGTGATGTGTGGGATATAAGAAGATTTTTTTATTGTTTCAAAAATCTCCTTCACCGTCTTGTATTTTTTTTTAACGATTTTTTTACGAAGTTTTACGTCAAAATAAGTAATATAAAGTTTTTTATTCACAATTTTAAGAGTGGTTTCGTCATCAGGCGGCAACGAGCACTTGATTATGTCTGTGATATTTTGAAGGGTCGACTCTGTAAAAATAAAAGTTTTGTTGTTTCTGAAACTGGTTACTACCATTTCATACAATTTATCTTGAAATAGTTCAAGATTATTTGTTAAAAATAAAAATGCAATTAAAGAACTTGCGCTACACGATGACATTCTGTGTATGCGAATGAGTTTTCTCTCTTGCATTTCGCGTAAAAAATATAAACATCCAACTAAATAGTTGGAATTAAATGCTCCGCCGCTCATTGTTATATCCAAATCCAAAATGTGATTATCGTTTTCATTTATAAATTTGTTACTTACATTGTCAACTAAACTTGATATAATATCGTCCATGTGTATCTGAATAAATAAGTAATTGAACAAAGTTTTTTACTTATAACTTAATAAAGATTTATAAAAATAAATATAAACATATAAATATACTTGTTTAAAATCTGATAAATATTTTCTTTTCTTTACTTAATCATTTAAATTTATTCTCTCGATTTCTCAATTTCTCGATTTCTCGATTTCTTCATTGCAATGAATGCTACGAAATCACACATATGTCATTTTGATGATTATTTACAACAAAATAAAAAACATTCCATGCATCCAAAACTTTGCGCGCTATACAAGAAATTTCCAAGCACAATTCATAATTTGAAAAATTTAATATTTTATGGTCCATCGGGTGTTGGAAAATACACTCAAATGTTGTCGTGCATACAAAAATATAGTCCGAGCGAATTGAAATATGAAAAACGATTAACAGTGAATTTCAATAAAGAACAATATTTAATAAAAATGAGCGACATTCATTTTGAAATAGACATGTCTCTCTTGGGATGCAATGCAAAATTATTATGGAATGAAATATACTCGCAAATTATTGATGTCATTGTATCCTCTTCATCTCACAACCAGGTTGGCGTTGTCGTTTGCACACAATTTCACAAAATAAACAGCGAACTGCTTGATAATTTTTATAGCTATATGCAAGGCATCAACTCTGTGCGACTAAAATATATTTTAATATCAGAACATGTTGGTTTTATTCCAGACAATATCATGCAGAATTGTAAGATTATTCATGTTCCAAAACCCGCTGCATGTAATTATAATAAATGCTCGCAACTATCACAACAATCACAACTATCACAACAATCACAACTATCACAACAACAAGAGTCGTCGTCGCACTCACAGCCAGAGCCACAAAAGCCCTCAATCCCATCAACCATAATTATGGACAAAAATATCATTTTGCAAGAAACAACTAAACGAGAACAACAAAGGCAAAATAAATTCGAACTGATAAGCGGTTGTCCTCATGAAACACTCTGCAATAACATACTTGATAATTTAAAAAATCCAGATAATTTAAAATTTTTAGCTTTTCGAGATGTTCTGTATGATATTCTTATTTACAACTATGACATTGGCGAATGCATGTGGTACATTCTAAATGACTTGATAAATTGCGGATTATTGAAAGTTGATAATTTATCAGATATTTTAATTGAAACATACACGTCTCTCCAATATTTTAATAATAATTATAGACCCATATACCATTTAGAAAATTACATGTATAATATCATATCAACAATACATGGATACGGAATCATTAAAAATTAAAATCAAAATAAAAAATGCAAAACAATTATTAGGTTTGACACAAAATAAAAAATATACTTTTTCTGAAATAAAAAAACACTACAGAATTGCCGCTTTAAAAAATCACCCCGACAAACACTTCAATTCGGATGAATCAACTGCTAAATTTAAAGAAATCAACGAAGCGTATGTGTTGCTATCTAGCGATTTTGAAAACCATTACGATGAAGAAGAAACAGCACAAGGTTATAAAGAAGAAGATAATTGTAATAAATATAAATATGGTGACATATTTTCTGCATTTATAAGCTCTCTCATGGTTGGATTATCAAATACAAAAATAGCAGAACTAAATGTAATTTTAACGGCGGTAATGGACAAGTGTAAAACGTTAACAACGGCAATGTTTGATAATATGGACAAGAGTTCTATCTTGTTTATATATGACTTAATTATGAAATATTATACCATCTTGGACATAAGTGACGAGAGATTTGATGGAATCATAAAAATATTAAAAAGTAAAATGAAAATTGATGATGTCATCATCTTGAACCCGACTATATCTGATTTATTTAATGATAACAATATTCAGGTGATTGAACACGAACAAAAAACATATTACATTCCGAATTGGCATACCGAATTATATTACGACATGAGTGACCAGAGAGAATTAATTGTGAAATGCATTCCAAAATTACCCGAATACGTATACATTGACGAGTTGAATAATATTTACATTGATGTGCGAACGCGTGTCGAAAACTTATTTAACTTATCCAAACATGTCTTCACAATTGTAATGTATGAAAATATCTCAATTGACATTCCCATTCGCGATATAGAATTTAAAACGCACCAAACAATCACCTTGCATAAACGCGGCATTCCGATGATAAATACGGAAAACGTTTATGACATTGCAGAGAGAATGGACATAATTGTTAATTTAGAAATTATATTATAAATCATAAATATATATATAAAATAAATATACGATACATATGAAAAATAACCTTCGCGTTGCTGTTTTATTTGTTATAATTAATTTTTGTGTTTCATATGTTTCTGACAACGTTTTAAACGATTTATCAAAATATACGCCATATAAAGCATTCACGTCTCTCGCCCCGTATTTTAAAAATAAATCAATTGTTGTTGCTGGAATATATGCAGGAATAACAGTGGCATTCGCCACAACACTTTTGTTACTATTTACTCATTTCTTTTTGAATACTTATTTGCCTGTAACTAATTCAGATTTTGCTTTGACGATTCTTATTGCATATATCATTGGATATGTGCTTGATGTATTTATTTACAAAATGAATATTTTCGATAACTTGGAGCCTTTTTATAAAATTGTGGGTGCCGGTAACGGCGGCGCACTATCGTTTCTTTTTTCACTTGTTATAAGTTTTATTACTTTACACGTATTATTTTATTTAGTAGGGGAATCCAGGTGAAAAGCATGGCGCCCCTAGGACCCCTCCTTATTTATTTTTTTATTTGATTTAATAATATTAAATCAAATAATAAAAAACTAACTTAAATGGTTGTAATGTAATTAAATTATAATCAGTATTTAAATAACATGACAACCACATACGTGCACGCATTTACAGATAACGAGATTGCCGCGAACGAGCGGGACGCCGCCAAGCACGCACAAAAGTGTAACGACGACGAGTGCTCGCGAACGGAGTACGAGGTTAATCCGTACGATCAGCAGAGTGAGACATACTCACATATCTTTACCGCTGCCCCCGGTGCTCCAGCCGCCAAAATTGAACGCCGCGCTGCTCTCGACGCAGAAATACCCGCATTAGAAGCAGAGATAGCCGCAGCCACCGAAGCCAAAACCAAACGCTCTGCCGAATTGGACGCCGAAATAGCCGCACTAATGGTAGAAATAGCCGCAGCCAAAACCAAACGCAACATTAAGCTCGCTGGCATGGACGCAGAAATAGCCGCATTAGAAGCAGAAATAGCTGCACATTGTCGTCATTGATTATTCTCCACCTTGATTTCCCTAATTCTGTCCCTGGCTGTAGTTGCAGCTAGCATATGCTTTCTCGCGGGACATTTCGCGGGACGGAATTCCTCCGCGAACCCACCCGTCTGCTGCGACGCCTTCGACTAAATTGGATGGATTTGTCACGGTTGAAGCAATGGATGGAATGAGTGGATAGTTCAGGTAACTGGAATAGCATTGTTCAGACAATAAATTAACGCTTCTTTTATTTATAGTCATGTCACCTTGAATTAATTTTGATTCTAAAAGCGGATTGCATTCGCCTCTACCTAAATACGGAACCGTGATAAAAGGACGTTCATTCAATGATATTTTACATCTCGGGTGCGTGCTCATACTCCCGTTTAAAAGCTGCGAATTAATGTCAATATTGCATCCGCCTGCACCGGTTTGGTGTCCGCCCTCATAAAAAATTCCAGGCTGGCTGGTTGCTAATTCGATGGGTCTTGCCATTGTGCAATCAGATGAAAAAAAATTCTGCACCATGTAGTTTCCAGCATTAACATTTTGAACATTCTTCTGACTCAAACCGCATGTATCATTTCCGATTCTTGCCATCTTATCAAAAATATAATCTTTTACTGTTGCCATTTTATTATTTTTATAGTATATATAAACATAATAAAAAAATGAAAAGTCTTAATTGTTTTTTTACATTTATTAATTTACATTTATTAATTTACATTTATTAATTAATTTAATTCAGAACACTACCTAAAACCGGATTAAAACGTTGACAAGCCATCTCATTTCCTTGCTTGCACGAAATCATATCTCCAAAACAAAATTCCGCAAAACCCTTTTGGTCATTTGGAATCGTGGTGCTCGGGTTTGTATAAAACATTCTCATCGAGTCATCAAATTCATATTTATCTCCTAAATCTGCAAATAGTTTTTTTCTTAGTTTTTCAGCTTCTGTAAGGTTTCTCGGTTCAAAATCTAAAACAACATACCCTTCAGTTGAATGATTGATTTCCTTTTCAACTTCTGAATTGTATGCAGGCGCAGCTTCATCACGCGTTGGATTATATGAAATTTCGGGCAGCAGCACATTCATCATCGGATTTTGAATTGTGGGCGTTGTTAAATGTGGTTTCAACATATTGTACATTTGCGAGTTAACAAATCCCTCTTTTTTACTAGATTCAGAAGAAGAAGAAGAAGAAGAAGAAGAAGAAGAAGAAGAAGTATTTAAAGTATATTGCGTTCTATACAACATAACAAATATAGCTAAAGTAATAAACCCTGTGAAAATAATATTGATATTGTTAGTAATCAAAAATCCTAAAATAGTTAACAATAAAACAAGTCTCGTAATTGCATTCAATTTTTGTTCAACCGACATAAGCGGCATTGGCCAAAGGTCTGTCATGTCATTTTTATCTAAAAGAACGGATGGTTGATTTATCCAAAACTGCGTCTTGTTAGTAGAATCATTCTTGTAGTCATCATTGCTGTTGTTGTTATTGTTATTATTGTTGTTATTGTTGTTACTACTTCCATTACCAGAATTTCCGTTCAAATTTGCAGTTGTAGTTGTTGCGGTTGTGTCAGAGCCGCTCGATGAAACATTAGAAGCCGCCTGCGTTAATGTCGTATTTGTTGCCGGTGTCGTCATGTAAATAATAAATTGTTGATTTTGATTTAATTATACCTTATATATTTATACTATTTATTTATTTTATTTTTTTGATTTATTCTTTTTATGTTTCTTTTTATGCTGATTCTCTGCAAATGACGGAATGGCATCAACAGGAGTTCGCTCTACAGTTTCTCCAGTACTAAATACTGCGGGAGCGGGATGAGTTTTTTGCTGTTGTTGCGACTGTTGGGGTTGCGACTGTTGGGGTTGCGACTGTTGCTGCTTCTGTGCAAGTTTCTCTTGCATTCTTTCCTTCATTTTAGACATTTTCATATTTCTTTGCAGCTGGCTCTGCATGGCGCCAAAATTCATTTTCCCTCCCGCATTCCCTTTCATATTTCCTCCCATGTTACCCATACCCATTTTATTCAACATGTCGGTTAAATTATTCATTCCCGGCATATTTTTCATTTTGCTCAACAATTCACTCGCTTCTTGCATAAGCTCGCTTTCTTTAATTTCTCCTGATTTAAATTTCTGGTCCAGCTTGGAACCAACATTTTTAACCAGTCCCATCAGCTTTCCGGGATTTTTAAACATTTTCTGAAATACATTTTGGAAGTTAACACCGTCCCCTTTCGATTCATCGAAATCCATGTCAAAATCAACATCCTTTGCAGTCTCTTCTGCAATTTCCTTTGCAAGTTTTCCAATTTTCCCATTCAAAATATTCGAAATATGCTCATGGATTGATTCTGCATTGGCAGAAGAAGAAGAAGAAGAAGAAGAATCCTTTGCACCTTCTTGACCTTCTTCGCCGCCAAGGTCCTTTGCCCAGTCAAAAAAATTAAAAGAAGGTTTCTTCCCGGCATTACTTTCATCATTTGTTCCATTTGTGTCAGCATTGTCGGCATTGTTGTCGGCATTGTCGGCACTGGCATTATTTGATTCAAACATGTTGTACATTTGTTGGATTGTCTCTTCCAATTTACCGCGTAGTTCATTCTCATTAATTGCCTCGAACAAATTCGCAGCATCTCCAAACGATTTTTTATCTTCAATATTTGTGATAATTGTCATCAAAATTAATTGAAGGTATTTCCAAATCGTCTCTCGAGTTGCATCGCTTATTCCTTCTGTGTTCCACAATGCGCAAAAATCAATATTCGGCAAAAAATGCGTATTCACATTTGCATTTGCTGCATCTCCTTTATCGAATATTTTGTCATTCTTATATAAAATATCAAAAAATCTCTCCGGATATACTTTTGAACAATATTCGTATAAAATGGAAACAACCTTTGACGACTCGGTCGAACTTTCACCCAAAAACAAACGCAACGTGTCTTGATACTCAGGAAAAGTATTTGAAATATCTACAACAAAATCAAAAATTACTTTTTTAAATTCATCCGGGATAATAGCAACACCTTTTTCAACACTCTTTTTCATTTTATTATGGTTTAATTACTTTTAATCAAATTATAATAAAACATAGAATAAAGTATTTAAATGGTGTTTTTGTAATTTAATAATTTAAAAAATATATTTATTCATGATAAATAATAAAGTTTTGTCAAGTTGCACAAATTTTTTACATATTGCATTGACTTCTCCTGATTGTGTTCCGACATGTTTCGCACATACCCTCGCAAACGTTCAATGAAACTTGAAATATTATCCGTAATTACTATATCCAAGTCTGAATAATCTTTATTTATAAAAAAAGAAATGTCAGAATTTTCAATGGGTTCCTTGTATGGAATCGTTATGTATGAATTCCAAGTTTCTAAAATTAATCTCGGATTTGTTTTTTTTACAATATAAAGTAATTTTTTCATTGTTTTGACTTCATCGTCGTCAGGAAACACGCTTTCAATATCTTCTATAAACTCTTCAAAATGCTGATTGAATCCTTTTATAATAAGTGGTTTGCTTACTGAATTTGATTCTCCTGAACAATTGGCACTTGTCATTTTATCTTTGTTTTATTTTATATTTTATATAGTGTATTATGTCTATGAGTGTTGTTATAATAATATAGAAAAATATATTTTATATTATTTTTTAGTTATATATATTTTTCTATATTTATTGAATATATAATATAATAATATTTCATAGTAATGTGTACAATGGTTAATAAAATAAAATTGGTGCTTTTTGGAAATTCAGGAGCTGGAAAAACATGCATTGTTCAAAGAATGAGATATAATACATTCAACTATGATGTCAATTTGACAATTGGTGCAGCATATACAATTTACACAGTTGAAGACAATATTAAAATTGAAATATGGGACACTGCAGGACAAGAACGATTCCATTCATTGCTTCCATTGTATGCTCGATGTGCCGAAATAATTGTTGTAGTTATAGATATTGACAAAAATATTGACGAACAATTTTTAAAATGGAACAAATATATTCAAGACAATGAAACACTTTTTTCACCTAATTTTAAATTAATTCTTATATTTAATAAACATGACTTGAACAATGATTTTGAAATTCCAAAAGATATAGTCAACCAGACACAGTTTGGTTTGATTACATTAGTTTCTGCTAAAAGCGGATATAATATTGATAAATTGAAACTACATTTGGATATAACTGTGAAAAAATATATAGATGAACGTGCGCGCGCAAGCCACGAACATCGAAATAATTTCAATAACAGTAACAGTAACAATAATAATAATAATAATAGTAACATTGAAAATAGTTCAAATGATACTATATTTGGTTATACATTTTCAAACATGAAAGTAAATGCTGGATTATTAGAATGCAAAGAAAAAATAAAAAAGTGCATTATATAGGGGATGCACGATTCCTTGTCCGTCGTTCCTTGTCCGTCGTTCCTTGTCCGTTCCTTGTCCGCACTTACCAATCATAACTATATCCCTCGTTGTCCCACCACTCATCCACATTTGCCATATCAGACCAGTCTTCAATTTCTTCTGGACTCATTTCAAAACAAAACTTGAACCTTTTTGTATTTCGCATTTCTTCTGGAGAAATGTACCATTTAACTGGGGCCAAATTTCCAAGCGTTTCCAAGTCGTTCACTTCACAAATGCCAAGTTTTCCGCGCCTTTCACAAAAAGTATTGCGTCGTTTGGATGTTTTTGGCACGTCGTCGCTGGTAGTTGGCGCCTTTCTGCCAGGAAACAAATTCGATTCAACAGAAAATGCTTCAAGTGCATCATGCGCGGTTCGTTCTCTCAAACCCAGCAACCAAAACCCTTTTTCTAAATTACTGCAATCTTCATATACCTTTTCAAAATCACCAAACGTTGTGCAACCGCACAATTCATTTGCACGATTGTACATCATTTTGGACAAAAAGTCGAGATAAAAGGTTCCAGCTCTTGCGTCAACTGCATCATGTGGTAACAAGTAGCCAAACACACAAGGTGCAACATAATCAATGCCTCGCGATTCTTGTTCCTGTTTTTTTATATCTTCTTCTTTTATTTCCAACTCGTATTTTTTCAGTTGTAAAAACCCCTTTTCAGCTTCTTCTTTTGTCATGGATGTCATGAGTGGGACATCGTGCCAGTTGTGTCGTTCTTTCCATGCACTCATTCTTTTGTAATAAATCTCATTCGAATACTTTTTATTTTGTCTGCGTTCATCCAATTCCCATTTCTTGAGGTGAGACGGTTTTCTGAAAATTGGCGCTACAACAGGGGCGCCAGGTCTCACCAGATATTCATATTGAGGAAGAGGAGCCGGTAACGTTGTCGTCATTCTTCAAGTTGCAATCGCAGAGAGAACAACAATTCTATTGAATGTAAGTTTATATATAAAAAAAATCAATTTATATTTTCCTATTTTGCTGCAACTGTTCCAACGTAACTTGACCCACTTTATCCGGAGCATAATTATCAGGCGGAGTTTCTATTTTTCCGGTATTTGAATAATCAATCGTCGAATAATTATACATTTGGCGCATGCCACCATTACCCTTTGCCAAGAGTTCATCGCTGCTTTGGTCCCAAAAACTATACGTGTCTGATGTAACGCCGTGTCCCATAAAATCGCTAGTCAATGAAAATGGTGCCGGTTCTCCGTTATTATTTGTCGCCATTTGATTTACTTCTATTTCTTTTGGAGAGAGGTGTTGCATTATTTGGTCCCCGTATAAAATTTGATTTCCCTGGTTAAGTAACAGCAATGCTGGAACACGAGTCACTTGCGGAGGAAGCAAAATCTTTTCTCCGTTTTCTAAAACTAAATACGTTGTTCCATTTTGTGCCTTCTCTCGCTTATCAATGCACAAGAAATGAATTTCTTTACTACAAGCACTTTTAGAAAGAACCTGTAACAATTTTTTAGATTTTTCACAAAAATTACTATAATAAATGATACTACTCATTACAAGAATATATTCTATTTAAATTAACAATGCAATAACTATTTATATTGAAATTATTATAAATATTTTATTCAAAACCATTTTATAAAATATTTATTAATCTTTATTATTGATTTTTATTAATTTTTATAACATATTAATAAAAATTGATTTAATATAAAGATTATATATTATTATTAACTTGGAATTTATTGTAATGAGCTCCTCTTCCTCTTCAGCCAAACCCGGAAGCAAAAAACCAATTATTTCTCAACACAATAATAATAATGAATTTTCACTCACATTTACGTTGGAAAATTGCGATGTTTCAGTTGCCAACGCTTTGCGACGAATCATCGTGTCCGATATAAACCAATACGTATTTAGAACATTTCCTCATTCCGAAAATCGAGCAGAGTTTACCGTCAACACGACAAGACTTCACAACGAGATTTTAAAACAGAGGCTCGGTTGCGTACCAATTCACCACCTACATACAGTCGATGGTTTCGCAAATGAATACAAGAATTATGTCGTGGAAGTCGACGTAAAGAATGAAACAGACACAATTCGATACGTCACAACCGAAGATTTTAAAGTGAAAAAAGCGAAAGCAATTGAAAAGGGTTCAGGAGACGCCGACGATGATGTAATGTATCAGTACTTGCCTGAAGCAACTGTTCGTAAAATATTTCCGCCGGACGCAATCTCGGGCGAATACATTGAATTTGCAAGGCTTTTGCCCAATCTGTCTTCTTCCAATTCCAACAGCGGAGAAGCACTGGCATTTACTTGCACTCTTGAAATTTCAAACGCAAAGTTTGATGGAATGTACAATGTGGCACACACGTGCGCTTACAACTGCACGCCCGACACCAAAGAAATTGATAAACAATGGAGGGCAAAAGAAAAAAACATGAGAGAAGGGTTGGAATCGTCATTGTCTGCCAGTTCCATCGAAGAAATTGTTGAAAATGCGAAAAAAAACTGGGAACTTCTCGATGCGGCGCGCATATTTGTTCCAAATAGTTTTGATTTTATAATCGAAACCGTTGGCGTTTATACAAATGTTCAACTTGTGACAAAAGCTTGCGACATTATGATTAAAAAATGTGAAAAACTGCTGGCGGATATTGAACATGCTGCTGCAGGAGGTGCCGAGAGTGGCACAAACGCGACAGCGACAACAGCGATTGAATACGCGCACGAACTAACCACCATGAAAAATTCATTTCGAATCAATTTGATTGGGGAAGATTACACTCTTGGAAAAGTAATTGAAAATTATATATTTTACAATTATTACAACAAATCCGACGGAATTGTTTCATTTTGCGGATTCAAAAAACCTCACCCGCATGCTCTAGACAGTTATATTATTGTTTCATTCAAAGAGGAAATTGATTTGCCGAAAGTGCAAGAACTCATTTCAAAAGTGATTTTAGAAAGTATTTCTGTTTTCAAATCTCTATTTGATTCATTCAATGATTTCAAGAGTAAAAAATAAATTATCTTGTTCTACATATATATACGTTTAATAAACATAATGGAACAGGAAAATATAGAAGATGTTATAAGAATAGATAGAGAAGTTATAGATGAGATGATGGAAGTTTTTAAATCTTTTAATTATGATATAGACAATTTCAATTCAAAAAAAACCGCATTCAAAAATAGGTGTGATATTCAGGAAGAATGTTCCGAATTATTATCAGAATATGGATTTATTTTGGCTAAAAATAATCATGAATTGAGAAAACAACAAGAAGCACAAGGAGCAGCAGCACAAGATGAACATGATGATGTGTCAGGTGCAGAGGTATCAGGTGCAGAGGTATCAGGTGCAGAGGTGTCAGGTGCAGAGGTATCAGGTGCAGAGGTATCAGGTGCAGAGGTATCAGGTGCAAAGGTAGCACAACCAGCAAATGAAGAAGAAAAAAAACAACGAGATGTTATGACTTGCTTAAAAGATAATGAAATTATTGAGAAAATAAAAAAAAGTAATCATCCCGAATTAACATTATTAATAAGTTTGTCGAATAAAATAAAAAAAACTAATTATGATAGTATGACATTTTTAAAAAAAAGTGTAAAAGAAAAAAAGTTTACAAAAGAAGATGTTGAAAAAATATTTGGTTTTAATTTTTTAAGTAGAAACTATTTAAAAATGCATATGCAATATTTAGCCAAAGAAGAATTAAAAAAAAAGTATCAAAAACAAATCGATAAGATTGACGCTATTACAAATAAACCTGATGCAACTGATAGAGTAAGATTCGCACTAGAGTTTGTTACTTTATGGAATGGTAAAAAGCTAGACCTACCAAATCTAGAAGTAGAACAACAAGATTATTTACAAAAACTAAAACAACGACTAGAACAACGACGACAACGACTAGAACAACAACGACCTCCGCCATCTATTAGTGGAGTATTCGATAAAACCAAAGGTAACACACCATTAGGACGATTAACAAAACAAACAAGGTATATTATTATAGACCCGAACGGGTTTAAATGGTTTGAGAGCCCAGATTTAAAAACCAAAGGTAGTGAAAAAGGTAGTATTTCCTTAGATTCCATTACAGGCGCCGTTGATGCAGGAGAATGGAATGGACGGTTTGGGGTAGAAATAAAACATCCAGGCATTGATAAGGATGTTACATATTTGTGGTGCACTTCTGAAGATGAACGTAAAAACATTATCGATGTTGTTACCAGACTGACGGGCAAACGTTCCGCCGGTGGAAAACGCAGAAAAACAATTGTAAAATATAAAAAAAACAAACAACATAAATATAAAAAAAAAACCAACAAGCGCCGCTACAAAAATAAAAATACACGCAAATCAAAGTCATTAAAAAAATAAAATCATTTTAAATCATTTCTTTTCTTTATATTTTTTCTTGCCATTTTACAATGAAAAAAATATAAATTGAAAACTTATTATCTATACTTACATTCATCAGTTTACCAGCAAGAACAACCAAGTCACAATCGCAATAATGTACACCAACAAGAACAACAAGGGCACCAACAACAAGGGCACCAACAACAAGGGCACCAACAAGGGCACCAACAAGGACAAAAAGGGTGAAGAATATGTTTTCCGCGGACCATTTTCATCCAACGTGACGGGTCTTCCGATTGTGAATGCAATCACCGGAGTGAAATACCCTTGGACCGTCGGTTCATTTGAAGAAAGTTACCTGTGGAAAGTTGCCAACTGCACTCGATTCGTTCCCATGACCTACTTCTACGACTCACCCGAACAATACGAGGCGCACAGAAGGGTGACAATTGACCCCGAGTCAAAGGCGGCATGGTACACTTTGCAACAAAATCTCGAATGAAGTCGATGAACATGATGACACGATGACACGATGACACGATGACATGTATCTAAAAAAACAAAAAACAAACAAAAAAATAAAAATAAAAAAAATATTTAACTTTTTTTTATTTACCTGTATGCAACCCCAAAACAAAGCACAAAGGAGGGGTCATAGGGGAACCATGGTTCCCCTACCACTAGTCGAATTCCTCATCTTCTTCATCATTTGGATAAATGACTTTGCATCCTGACCAACCACCCTTGGCAATCTTTTTAAACTTCTTATCCATGTATTCGTGCAATTCCTGAAATTTGGGCACATTCTTGTCGTAATTGTTCATGTACCAGTCCTTGAACTCCTGATTCAACTCATCTCGTTTCACATCAAACGCCTTTCCAGTCTTATCATTTACACCAGGACATACTTTAATCTTATCTCGAATAAACTCGGACAAATAATCCTGGCTGTTTCTGTACTTGTTACTGCTCAATTTAATTTTTTCACAAGTGGCAACAGTGCCTCCTGTTTCATATGCCTTTTGAACCAGCATTGCCATAAACACTGGCGCCCATCCTTCAAGTTTCTCATCCAATCGTTTGTCAATCTTAAACTGGTACGGCATGTCTGGGTCATCAGACTTTGGTTCTTCGCAAAATAATGACTCAAAATCTACTTTGCAAATACGCCTCCATGTGCCGTTATCGTTACTCTTGACATCAAACATGACATTCGTGCAAACAACCAGCTTGAACTGCGGAACAAATGTAATCATTTCCTGGTACAATGCGCGCGCTTGAACCGGGTCGCCACCCGTCAATTCTTTAAGCGGACCCTCATTAATACGGTCTCCTTTCGACGGCTCATTCATTACCGCATACCTCACCCCCTTCAACTGCGCAATTTCCGACGCAGTTCCTCCAATCTTATTTCGTTTTTCTGTAATCAAAGTAATGGGAACGGTTCCTTTATATTCTCCAAAACAATGCGACATTAGTTCAACCAATTTCGATTTCCCGTTGCTTCCACAACCATTGTAAATATTGAATGTCTGGTCGCGGTTCACACCAATGAGACACGACGCAAGATGTTCCCACATATAAGCGCGCAATTCCGGTGACGGAAACAGCTGCTCCATAAATGCAATGATTTCGCGTTCTGTTGTTTCATACTCATTGCATCCGGTACTGTATGAATCTATAAAGTCAATGTTGGTGGTTTTTGAAATAAAATCATACGGCTGACCCGGTCTAAAAATTTTCTCCTTAAAATCCACAACACCGTTGGTAAATCCCATGAGATGCGTTTTTGAATCCATCTTTTCAAGAAAATCCTTATCATAAAACATCTCGCGCACTTCACGCAACATATTATTTTTAACACACGTTGTTTTCAGTTGATTGCAAACCTCGGTCATTCGCTTCGAGCGTTCCTGAATGTTCTTGAACTGTTCTGAAGTGCTGTCATATTCATTTAAACTATCCAGCAGTTTCATGCTTCTTTCCGAATAAATACCGAGCATTTCTGTTGAAATAGCCCAACGAAGCGATGTTCCACAGTCACAAACTGACCACCGGTGGTCTTTGAATTCAAACCACGCATTATGTTTTATGCTGACACACACAAAGCGCCCCTTGAACAAGTGATATAAAACATTTGCTAAATCAACATCAGATGCTTCTGTAATTTTTGTCTTTCCAACGTGCGTAACTAGCGTCTGGTCAATATAATAGTCAACCGTTTCTTCTGAAATCTTCTTATATTCCGTCGGATTGTCTTGTTTCGACCAAAACATAATTGAGCGTTTTGAAAGTTCACTTTTCCCCGTCCTGAATTTCTGCCATTGCTTGTATAATTCCCCAATTTTATCATAGTTGAATTTTTCACTCATTGAACTGAAAAGAATCCATGACAAAAACAGCTTCTCGCTAGTATTTTTTAAAGCCCAGCCAACTTGAATCCATTTTTCATAAGGCCCATAAAACTTGGCTGAAAGTGACATTACAAATTTGTGCGTCTCTTGTATGTCATACTCTCGGGGTTCCACGTTTTCCATAATTATTTTTATTGCCGCTTCAAGCTGCTCCAAATTGGCGATTGAATTATAATCAATCGATGACAACGATTGTAATGATGCCGCCATTGTAATATTCACGCGCGATGATGATGCGGATATTGGAACTGAAGCCCTTTTCATCTTGAACATTTCCTCTATTTTTTGTTTATACTCTTCAACTAGCTCAAAGGATTGATGACCTCTGTACCTTGCCGTAAGCAACTTGAAATCCTTTTCAAACTTGAAGTCAGTTGCCTTCTTCTCCAAAAATTGCCACTCAAACGACTTGGGGGTGGTCATGCTGCCCCCTTTCACATCTTGCTGAGAGGGGGGGTGCCCCCCCTTCAATATGAAATGATACTTTAAAAGATAAGATTTGCATCCTGGTTTTCTAGAGTTGTAGAGTTGCCACCCAGTCTTCCCGCTTGTAATTGAATTGTCAATGATGTCTTCCCACGAATTCGTTACTGGCAAATCGGACCAGCATGATGACAATTCCAACAAAACCTGGCTTCTAAGATACATTTGCTGTTTTCGTTCCATGTGAATTCCAATAATCATATGAATTCCGTCTTTTGTTAAATCTGTCTTGCAATTCACAGTTGTCTTTTCAAATACAAACACTGGAATGTCAGTTCCCGCATCAATTTTGAGAATTCTCTTGATTATGTTCATGTAAAGCAGCACCATGTCAACAACATGGTCCTTTGTGTGTTGGCGCTCGTCCACGCTAACATCATATCTAAAATCGAAATCTACAAGGATGGGTCCTACGTCATGTAACTGAATTTCTGTCAAATATTCCTGTTTCCCTTCAACAAACACGTGTTGATAATACTTTTTATAAAAATCTTCCAGTTCTGAATCCAATATTAAATACGCGCCACCCTTGATTCCCAATTCAACATTTTTTAGCCGCGTGTGCGTGCATTTTTCATCTTGTTTTATATATAATGATGCCAAATATGATGCAAAGTTATAACTTGCGTTGACATTTGCCTTTGCCATTGCCATTGTTAATATTATATATTGAGATAAGTTTAATTCAATTTTTATTTATTGTTTATCCCTAAAAATCCAAAATTTAAATTTTACAAAAAATGACTTTTATAAAAATCAACATTTTTTACATATTTTATATATTTTATATATTTTCATATTTTATAGTTATGAATATGATATAAACGTTACAAGATATTTATATACACACACACATACATATCATCATGTCATCCTCAATTGACAACAATCCAAATCCATCATCTCTAAATGCAACAAATGTAATACTGAAAACAGCAGCAACAACAGCAACAGCAGCAGACGCAGCAGCAGCAACAGCAACAGCAGCAACAGCAGTCCCCAACAAACCGATTAGTATTTCAAAAGATGCAATCAAGCGTCTTTTGAAAGATATTGGCGAAATGATAAAAACGCCGCTTCACGACCAAGGAATCTATTATAAACATAGCGAAACTGACATTTTGGAGGGTTGGGCATTAATTATTGGTCCAAAGGATTCGCTTTACCGCGACGGTTATTATTTTTTTAAATTCGAGTTTCCCACCGATTATCCCCACGCTCCTCCACTTCTTACTTATTGCACAAATGACGGAACCACTCGGTTCCATCCGAATTTTTATAAAAGTGGAAAAGTTTGCGTTGACATTTTAAACACGTGGCGCGGAGAAAAATGGAGCGGTTGTCAAACCATTTCTTCCGTATTGTTAACGCTGGTTTCTATTATGGATAACGAGCCCATTTTAAATGAACCAGGCATAACAAAAAAAAATCCCGACTATTTAAACTATCACAACCTTGTAGAATACCGAAACTTTTCTTTTTCGATTTATGAATTAATATACAGCATTGACAATTTTCGCAAATATATACCCATCAAAGAGAAGGAACATTTAGACTATTTTTATTCCATTATGATGACGCATTACGTTTCAAACAAAGACGCTATAATGAAGAAATTGCAAGAAAAAAAAGAACGCACACTTCATCCTGAAATTGTGCATTCGTCCCTTTATTTATTTGGATTCAAAATCGATTATGCCAACCTAATCTCATTATTTGAAAAGTTGACATTATTATCATGAACGATGATTTATTTGCATTTTATGATTTTTTTTTATTTATATTATTTTAAAAAAATTGAATATAAATAATATAATTATTTATATACATACAAGACACAGCATACAAATACCACAAATCGACTTTGAAAATGCAATTCTGTAAAGTGTGCGGAAACATGTACTATATCACAATGGCTGATGCTCCCGCCATTGAAGAAGATAAAGAAGTCACTTCTAAAATACTTATTAATAAATGCAGAAACTGCGGCAACGAAGAACAGAATTCAGACACCAGCGTATGTGTGTCTAAAACATTTTTCAAACAAACAGAAAAACGGTTGTCAAATTTTGTGAACGAGTATACACATTTAGACCCAACGCTTCCTCGAATCAACGCAATGAAGTGTCCCAATTTAGAATGCGAGACAAACAAAACGCTTGATTTACCGTGCACTGTTTTGTACATTAGATATGATGACACAAATTTGAAATTTATTTACATGTGCACAACTTGCAAACACACGTGGAATACCGAGCAGTATCATCACGCGTCTTGAATGAATAATTAAAACATTAAAACAAAAATAAAAACCAAAATAAATATTCTACAATATATTTCAATTTCAATTTTATATTTTTTTTAATATAAAATATAAAATATAAAATTGAAATAGAAATATATATTTTATATATATACATATAATACACAACACAACAACACACGACACACGATATACATAAAAATGGATAAAATGCACAGTCTCGATGAAAGTTTCAATGGCGGTGGTGGTGCTGCTGCTGCCAGCGATAGTGACGACGACGTAAACACAACCGCGACAACAGACGCGAATGATGATTCAATTCTATCTTCTGGAGGAATGGGAGTTGAAGAAGAAGAAGAAGAAGAAGAAGTGGCAGATTCCGACACATCGGCGGATATATATGAAATGGGAGAAGGAGCAGGAATAGGAGGAGGAGAAGAAAATGTTTCATCAGCATCTTCTCATGATGATGATGACGACGAAAACGAGGAAGAAGATGATGATGATGATGACGAAAATCATCTTCAAAAATTCGATAGTGAATTAAAAAAAAAATATATTGCAAGCTTTCATCCTGAAAGTTTATCTTATAATAATGAAGAAACCGAATCCATGTCGCACGTTACGAGAAACGATTCCGGAATCATCATTGACCCATTTCACAAAACATTGCCATTTCTAACCAAGTACGAAAAAACGCGAATTTTAGGAATTCGAACAAAACAGTTGAATGAAGGTGCCAAACCATATGTTGATGTCAACCCGACAATTATTGACGGCTATATTATTGCGCAGCTGGAATTGGAACATAAGAAGCTGCCGTTTATTATTCGGCGTCCGATACCCAACGGCAGTTCTGAACTGTGGCGACTGCAAGACCTCGAAATTATTTGTTGAATAATTTTTAATTCAAATGAATATAATAATGTGACAAGATTTAGATATTATACCCTTTCTCAAAATAGTTATTGCTATATTTTTTTAATAAAATAATGTAAAAAAATGATATAAATATTCTATTAAATAATATACAAAATGACAAACAACAATGATATTAAAACAAACAATGATGATTATTATTTTTCATGTTTAAATTTTGATAATGAAGAAAGAAAAAAAAAGATAGAAGAAAGATTTAAAATATTAGATATTAATTATAATTTTAATAAAGGAGTTAATTTTGATGATGATAGAATTAAAAATGTACCAGAAGCTTATAAACGTGTATTTTCATGTACATATGGACATCTTGATGGTATATATAATTTTTATCATAATACTAATAAAAAATATGGTATATTTTGTGAAGATGATATAAAGATTCATAAATCATTAAAACAAAAATTAAATGATATTATGAATGAAGTTGATATTATGAAATTAGATATTTTGTTATTAGGATACTTAACGCCTCATGAAATAAATGAAAATAACTATGGATATAGTATAAAACATCATTTTGAAAATAAATTATATAAATATTATAATTATCCAGATAATCAATGGGGTGCACAATTATTTGTAATAACAAGAAATTATGCTAAATATTTATTAGACACTTTTTATATAGATTATGCAGAAAAAACAATATCAGATACAAATATACCAGCTTTTAGTCCAGATTGGATATTAACTAAACATGGTAATAAAGCACTAATATATCCAATGTTGGCAGTAGAAGATGGAAATGCTAATAGTGGTCATTATGGACAAGATAAATTTCATATCGATTGTCACAATTTTAATATTAATGAAAATTTTGTATAAACTATTATTATTATTATTATTATTATATTATACAAATATGTGATAATATTTATCTATTCTACCTGTTATCAAAATAAAATAGATGTTACTAATATTTTTTTAATAAAATAATATAACTCAAAAAAATCCCAAAAAAATTCTTTGCAAATAAATCCAATATATTATATAATGAATTTTTTAAATTATAAGGTAGCAATGCCACAACACCATATAGTGACCAAAAAAAGAAAAAATACCAAAATATTTTTACTCCTTGCTCGCCGCTTTTAATTGCATACTTTTCATAAATTGCATAATAGTACATTAAAAATGGAACAAACCCTAATAAAACACCCGACGCAGTCGACAATATTTGCATCTCTCCCAAATAACCAAAAAACAACATGGACCAATTCAATAATAAAACTTTTGACAATACAATCGCATTGTCATTTACTAAACTGTAAAATTCCAACTTTGTTGTGTCTAAATTTTCATTTTTGTATCTCAAATAAATCAAGTAAAAAATTAATGTAGTCAACATTGTCGGGGTTGTAATGGTCCAATCAATATACCGTTTAGGAGTAACATTTATAACGCTATCAAAATTATAAACCAGCCAAATATAAAATAAGCCTTCTATCGCCTGAACAAGTAATTCAAAGTATAAAAGCTGTTTTATAATATAACTTTCTCGAGGAACATTAACATGAAATGCAGTCCACGTCTCAATAAATCCAGTAAGTAATTGAACTGCCACAGAAATAAGCAATGTTATATAAAAAAATCTCCTAGTATTCATTATTCAAATACTTAAATACAACAATATTTAAAATATTATATAATTTATTATATATCAATAATATAATAAATTAATTTTTATAGAATACTTTTATAATGAAAAAACTATTCGGAGGAAAATGGAGTTTGAAATATAAAAAAAGTATCAACTGCAACCGACCAAAAGGATTCTCACAGAAACAACACTGTAAATACAGAAATAAAAATACAAGAAAAAATAAAAATAGTAATAAATAAATAATAAATAATGCAAGGAAAAAATATAAATATTAGGGTATTTTTTGTGTTATTATGATGTTATGTTATTATTATATTTAATGTGATAAGATTTATCTATTCTACCTGTTCTTAGCAGAGATTTATCTTTTTCATTAATTTTTTCAAGAAGAATATTTGAAGTTAAAATAAGGATTAAATGCGGATAAAATCCCAAATCTGTTATTTTATCCAACATTCCATTCCAGTCGCTTTTTTCGCGTATTTGAATGAGAACGTTTTTATGTTGCACAATTTTTCCATCCAAAATATCAAAAATTATTTTGTCGCATTCTTCAACAACTAAAATCAGCGGTTTTTCTTCATCTGGGGCAATTGTGCTGTACACTTGAGACAATGTATCACCTGGATCGGTTGGTTTCCAAGTGTCGCAATAGTATGCCCCGATTTGTTTTGCTAGAAGGAGCGTTAAAAGGGATTTGCCGGTTCCCGGTTCCCCATATATAAAGAATGTTCCACTTTTTGAAGATTTACTTTTGACAATGCTTAAAATATCATCGATAACATTCTGTTGATAATATCGAGCTTCTTTATGTAAGAATTTGGTTGCATTATATTGTCTTTCAGTATATTCCCACCACCAAGGGTTTCCGCGACGTTCGCGAATGTTTATAATCTTTTGTTCTGTTCGTTCACTATTATAATTATAATTTATTTCATTTTCGTCGCATTTTTTTACATTTTCAAAACACGATCGACGAATAATCAAATACATTACTTGACTATGATTATTTTGCGTTTCATGTGAACACATGTATCCCAAAAACCATTTGCCATAAAAGAATCCAAACGGTTTTTCATTTTGAATAAGCGATGAATGTTTAATTTTGAGTTTTCTAATTAGGGTGTTACATTCAGTTTGGTCAGTAACTTTATATCCTTGTATGCGAAATATATGCCCTATAACCAACGGAACTACAAAAAAAAATTGTAACGATGTTAGCATTGAAATAATAAAAAATTCAATCATTTTTTGTATAGTTTGTGTTGTATGTGTATAATAATAATATAATTTTATATTGTTATCTATATATTTATATTTTCTGTCAGTGTAAATAGTTAGCATTTCCAACGCTTGCCGCATTCAAGACATGTGACAAATGTTGTCATTGGCTCATCTGCCGAACGCGTCTGTTGTTGAGTATACGTGCACTTGTTTGACTTGCAAGCGCGACACGTAAACAAATCAGTGGATGCTTCAATCTTCAATTCATACCTGTTCTTGTCACGATTTTTTTTATCTTCGATGATTTTGCTCCACATTTTCGAATTCATCTCTTGATGTGTCATAAATGCAAGTTCGTGTGCTTTGATTTTTTTAGTTTTAATCATATCCATGACATCTGCATTATCGAGGTTGATGCATATACACTTCAACCAATCTAGATACAGCTGAACAAAATACACATTGTCCCACTTTTTAACAATGTTCATTTCCCCCGCTTTCAAAAGAGTGCGATTATAAATTCCCTTTTCCAAATTGAGCCCAATGCTACCCGATTCATCATCTCCTATTTTTTCTGATAATTTCTTTTGTATATTTCGCCTGAACGACTCGGGATTTTTCGGAATCATATGAGGTTGATTTTGTTGATTTACTGTTATATCAATATATATATTTATATTCAATTTTTATATATTGTCAGAATTACTTTTTTTATATATTTTTTTATATTTTATGTTATTATAAACAAAATATAAAAATATTTAATAATGAAAAGACCTGAAAATCATTTTTACATGTGTAAATATGGCGGAAAAGGGACTTCAATCCCTACAAGATGGAAATCTCGTAATCCACCTCCGGTTTTAGCACCTATTAAGTCTTCCAAAGTCAAACCCAATTTTGCATTTGTAAACGATTTAGGAGGTCCATTTGTGCTTTATCCGACAAAAAATGAAAATGGTTCGCAGCAAATGCACCATATATATGCAATTGATGCTAATGATAAAGATAAATGTTTTGAGGTTACGCCGAATGATGATGTAACATATAAGGTAACAATATTGCGAGATATTGAATTGCAACACGATGTAAGTAGACCTGAATATAATTGGAAAGGAAAGATAACTGTAACAATTTCTAAAACATGGGATATATCATTGAGATTTGAAACAGAGGATGGATGGCTTCAAAATAATCAATGGGTATATGGACGACTTTGGTTTCAGTCGGGAGACGATATAGTGGAGAGTGGGGTTGACAGGATTGATGGAATTCCCGTCGAGCAGATTAATACTGAATTATATCCGAAGGATGATATATATGATTTAAAGGTTTTGTACCCAAATAATAATCGTAGAAATAAAGCTGACCAATATACATCACCGCATACTCTTAAGGTTACTGTTAGACCATTTAAATCTGGTGAACAAAGGGGGGGGTCGTCAGAGGAGACACTGCATGATGTCCCTGTAAATGTATCTATTAAGAGCGCCAGTACTAGCTTAGCGAATTTGGACACAAAAATTTTTAGGGATAAAGTAAGATATCCAGGACTGCCTGGGACTGTGGTGCTCCCTTCGGATATATGGTATTTACGTGAAAGGACCAACAAGGATGACGTCCCAACAGTAGATGAAGCAATTATTGATGGTGAATTATTACCTGATGATATTAATTCAATTTATATATTACGTTATCAAGTATTACTTGTAGGATACTACGGTGGTTATGAATTCGAGGAAGTTCAAGAAGTTGTGGATTATGTACAACGAATCGTAAATATGAGAATACTCATTTCCGGAGATATAAGAATTAAGCTTCCAGGTTTTACTGGTTCTAGTTATAACTATATTAATTTAATGAATAAAAAAGGTTATACTGGTGCTATAAAAGGAACGGTTATTAGTAATAGTGCTGTTGCTGCTGCTGCCGCCAAAACCGCTGCTGCTGATGCTGCTGCTTCTGCTGCTGCTGCTGTTGCTGCTGCTGCCGCCGCCGCCGCTGATGCTGCTGCTGCTGCTGCTGCTGCTGCCAAAACCGCTGCTGCTGCTGCTGCTGCTGCTGTTGCTGCAAGCAATATATTTATTGCTGGCTTTGATGCTGGCTCAGCTGCTGTTGCTGCTGCTGCTGATGCTGCTGCTGCTGCTGCTGCTGCCAAAACCGCTGCTGCTGCTGCTGCGGATACTGCTGCTCCTGCTGCTGCTGCTGCTGCTGCTGCTGCTGCTGCTGCTGCTGCTGCTGCCAAGGCTGCTGCGGATACTGCTGCTGCTGCTGCTGCTGCTGCTGCTGCTGCTGCTGTTGCTGTGGATACTGCTGCTGCTGCCAAAACCGCTGCTGCTGATGCTGCTGCTGCTGCTGCTGATGCTGCCGCCACCGTTGCTGCTGCTGCCGCCACCGCTGCTGCTGCTGCCAAACTCGCTGCTGCTGCTGCTGCTGCTGCTGCCGCCACCGCTGCTGCTGCTGCCGCCACCGCTGCTGCTGCTGCCAAACCTGCTGCTGCTGCTGCTGCTGTTACTGCTGCTGTTGCTGCTGCTGCTGCTGCGGATACTGCTGCTGCTGCTACTGCTGCGGATACTGCTGCTGCTGCGGATACTGCTGCTGTTGCTGCTGCTGTTGCTGCTGCTGCTGCTGCGGATGCTGCGGATGCTGCTGCTGCAGCTCGGCTTCCGCAAACCTTTCACCCCGATCCGAAGTCGTAGTTCAATTGCCGTGGAGAAAAAATAAACGGATTCTCGCAACGAACCGCTATTCCACCGTCACCACCACTGTCATCCCGAGTTCATGGTAAACAATAATTCAAACGAAATCTATTGGTCTTACAATACATATTCTTGGGACATTAATGATTTAACCAATAACTTATTTTTGTATACGCCAAAAATGATTAAAACATTGGTTTCAATATAAATATAGCGCAGAAATATTCATTTATCTAACTATCCTTAACATTGGTTCCCCCCTCCCCTTATTCATCCGAATAATCATATTCTTCCGAATTCAGCTCTGAAGAATCATCGCTATCGTTGCCACTTTCATCATCATCTTCCTCTTCTGCATCTGATGATGCAGTTTCTTCATCCTTTTCTGTATCGCATTCATCTTCAGAATCGTTGACACTCGATTCATTTTCGTCAGCGTCGGCATCACCGTCAACGACATCGGCATCTTCCAGGACATCTTCAATAATAAATCCATCCTTCAAATACCCATCCTTTGTCTTCATGCTTGATGGAACATTTTCCAATTCGTCCTCTTCTTCTTCATCATCATCCGCATTGTCTGCAAGCGTTTCAAACCCACCAAACAAGTGCTCATATATTTTATTCCATTTTTCAACTGTCAAATCAACAATTTTCATACTCGAATCTCTCGATAAAAGTGCACAACTTCCAAAAAATAATTCACAATCCACAGGCGGTGGAAAATCATATTTATTTTCTTGATTTGCTTGACCATCACTTCGCGCCCACAATTCAACAGTAATCGGACTGTCGCCCTTTTTCGAATAACCCCATTCTGTAACCTTGTCAAACCCATCCGATTTTTTAAAATTACATTTTTTATACAATTCATCTGTGTGCATACTCTTATATTCCTGCATTTTTAAATCACCGTTCTTTTCAACTATGACAACTGATGGCATTTTCGTTAAAAATTTAACAAACTATCTATAATAAATTTATTCATAGGTTTAAATCGTTTAAGCTTAACTATTTATATTTTGATTAGTATTGAAATTTTATTGTTTCTACGTTTTTATTGTATTAAAGTTATATTTATATATAATAAAATCATTACAACTACATTTTTATTCTACATGTGGTACTGGATTATTAAAGTATCTTTTCTCTCACTCACTCTTATTCTTCTTCTTCATTATCTCTACACTTTTTTTATTTCTACTCTGACAATACCAAAAGTAAAAGATTTAGTAACTCTTCCACAGCAAAAATATGATGAACTATTTCATTCATTAGAACAAATTAATTCCGTTAAAGGCAACAACGGTAACAATAATAGCAATAAAAACGACAATTTACAACCATCACTATCTTCTTCTCAGTCAATGAAAGATGAGCTTATTCGATTTATGAAAGAAATTGGCGGCGGTGGCGGCAACAGCTCTTTTAATAAAAATGATGCAACAACAATATCATCATATTCATTCTCCAAATAAAACGGGACCTTAAGAACTTCAAGCCACCACAATATATAATATACGTATAACGAAATAAAAACATCACGCATTATATTATAAGCAAGCAAGTCGTTAAATCAAGTCAAGGCAATGCAACATTTTATGAGTTATGAAAAAAAAACTAATAGTTTCAACACTTCTTCCTCCAACACGTCCAACAACAACAACAACAACAACAACAACAACGAAGACATATTAAAACAATTTCCAAAAATTAAATTTTCTTATGAATCAAAACCTTATAAGAAAGTTTCACAAAATAAAAATAATAATTCGATTAATGAAAGCGAACAAAATAAAGAATTCTATTTTATCATTCCAAAAGGAAAAAAATATCTTGTATGGTTTAAAAACAATGAATGTTTTTTTTTAGAATTGGATGTAGGGGGCGACAAGCACCCCCCTACGACCAAGGGGGGCATACGCCCCCCTTTAACCCCTTATATCAAGGGAGAGGTTAAAGGAGAACCGCAGGTTCTCTTTGGAGGGGGTGTGGGGGAACTACGTTCCCTCAGTGCTCAACGAAAAATAGTCTCTATAACAAAAAAAAATGTATCTCACACATTTCCTGATAACACAATATTATACGGAACCTACTTTTACATTCGACAACCACAACAAATTAGTAATGGAAAGAATGGTAACACTACATACTATTTTACCATTGAAAATATTCATTATTATAATGGATTGCATTTAGACACAACAAATGTCTTTGATAAATTAACAAAAATCAATGATTTTTTTAAACAACAACAACAACAACAGCTGAATTTGAAAAACCAGTATAATACTGTTGAAATTGGACTACCTCATATTTCATCTTCATTAAAGAGTGCCTCTGATATAAAACCATTTTACTCTGCATTCTGCATTCAAAAAAAGAATTATAAAAATACATTGAATGAATATGAAAATGTATTTTATTTTAATTCTATTTTTAATTGCAGTTCCGTTGTTGTGCCGCTCCCTCCCACACATTCATGCACAGAAAACACAGCAAATACAGCAAATACATCAAGCACAGCAAATACATCAAGCACAACAAATACAGCAAATAAAATTAACACGAATAATAACACAAATAGCAAATATAAAATTTTCACAGTGAGAGCCGACTTACAAAATGATGTGTATCATATTTCTAACCCCGACGACAATGATGTTACAGTAAAAAGCAACGAAATCGTCGCGTCAATACCCGATTATAAAACGAGCGTAATGATGAATTCTCTATTTAGAAATATTAAAGAAAATAATTCACTCGACGCATTAGAAGAAAGCGACGACGAAGATGAATTTGAAAATGTTAATCTAGATAAATTCGTTGACCTTTCAAAAAAAATAAAAATGAAATGTATTTACAATTATAAATTTAAAAAATGGACGCCGATTGCGCCAATAAATGAATAATGAATATCTCAAATTTCTACACTTATTAATTTATATTTTATTTTATTTATATAATAAATATAAAATATAATAACTATTAATTCAGTTAAATTTAAACAACTACAAATAACAAAAATTAGGGAAAAGTAATGGCAACAGCAACAGTAGTTCCAGTTCCAGTTCCATCAGTTGAAAATGATTACCAAACACTTCGAAATTTCTTGTTCAATAATAATGAGGTGACATTTAATCCGGGAGAAATCCTTGAATCGCCACCTGACACCAATGATAAACCGATTAAAATTAATCAAAACTTATCTTCAAGAGCTATAGACTTTATTAATAAAAAAAAACGCCAACTTGAAAATGAAGTAAAAAGATTAAAAATAAAAAATTCAATTTCTAATTCCACTTTATTTGATGAAATACTTAATGACAAAAAAAAACGAAGTGAAAAGCAGAAATGTAGTGAAATGCTCGGATTTACGTTAAGACAATTATCTCCAACCGAGTTAACAAATTTTGGATTAGATACAACGAAAATATTCTTTATTATTGACGACGTTTTATGCGGAAGCGTTGCGGCCATTATTGGTTTCAAAGTGGGTGATGTCATTGTTGGAATGTATAATTCTGACAATATCGTTAAAGAGTTATTCGATTATGACGACGATGAAGCATTATATAATTTAAAAGGTAATATGAGATATAATAATAGAACCATTCTTTATATCAGTCTAAGAGTTTTAAGATATGATGATAAATTAAATGCATCTTATGTTGATTACATGAGTCCACTCATTGAAAATGTTGACTGTAACATACTATACCATGGGCAACGATTTATACTTCCGTATGAAACGAATCCAAACAACACAATTTTACGGTTTGGAAGTTTATTTTTTAGTAAAAAATATATTTCTGATTTGACAGTTTTTGAACAAGAGGGGGGAGGTAAGACAGAAAGAGCTGCTTATAGTGGTATCTACCATGTCGTTTTTAGTAATCAAAATAATGCTGATTTTAGAGCTACTCAAGCTGAAGCTCACGCTGTTCAAGCTGAAAATATTGCTCATGCTAATCCCGCCAACCCGAATGCAATTGCTGCTGCTACAGCTGCTCGTGCTGCCGCTACAGCTGCTCGTGCTGCCGCTACAGCTGCTAATGAGGCATACAATCGTTTTCAAGCGCTACAAGCTGCTGCCAATGGTGGTGACACACGCAAGGCAAGTCAAGCAGTAGTTCAAGCACGAGCAGAACAAGGTATATCCGCTCGAGAAAACACAAAGGCGACGAATTACGCCGCTCAAGCTGCTCAAGCTGCTCAAGCTCCTCTTCTTCCTCCTCCTGCTCCTCCTCCTCCTCCTCCTCCTCCTGCTCCTCTTCCTTATCAGCCTCCTGGTCCTATTCTTCGTCCTGTTCAAGCATTACCTAGTAACCAAACAGTACAACTTCAGTCGAGATTGGTACAGCCTCCTGGTGAGGCACAAGCATTATCTGGTAACCAAGCAGTGCAAGTGGTGTCGACATTGGCAGCGCCCGGTAATCAGGCGGCACAACTTTTGCAAGCTGGTGTGCGGTCACAAGACTCAGGTCCGCCAGAACTGACATTGGCACCAGTCAGTGAAATGCAATCTAGTGTGCAGTCAGAAGAGACAAGTCTGCCACAGCTGACATCGGGACCAATGAGTCAAGCGCAAGCTAGTGTTAATTCACAAGACACAAGTCCACCTGTATTTCAGGCGGGACCAGCCTCTGCAGAGTCAGGTCAAGTACAACAACTAACAGCGAATTTGGCAGTGCCTGCTGGTGAGGCACAAGCATTATCTGGTAACCAAGCAGTGCAAGTAGTGTCGAGATTGGCAGCGTCTGGTAATCAGCAACAACTTTTGCAAGCTAGTGTTGTGTCACAAGAGACAGGTCAACCGAGATTGCAGCAGGGACCGGTGAGCGAAATATCAAAATTGTATGTAGGAATAATAGGTTTGCCTATAATGGATGTCCCCAAACAACGCATTTTATTAATGAATTTATATTTGAACCAAATATTCAACACGCTTTTGTTAAATAACACATTAAAAAAAAAACATGAAAAAAGTTCAATATCAACATCAAGGTTTGTCAATTTAACTATAATTTCAAAATATAAAAACATAAATGCGGATTACACATTTAGTTTACCCAACTTTCCGGTCCCTCCCAAATATGATGAAAATTATAGCAAAATTATATCAAAAGTAAATTCATTATTAGACGAAAAAAAATTAATAAGTCCTGTATGTGCTGATGTTGATGCTGCTGGGGGAGGAAAAAATAAAAATAAATATAATCATTCCAAAAACTTAATTAAAAGAAGAAAACAAAAAACAATCAAAAAGAAAATTCAAAATATGAAAAATATAAAAAATAAAAAATCATTAAAAAGTAAAATAAAAAATAAAATAAATAAAAAAATAAAAAAATGTGTTAAAAAATGTGTTAAAAAAAATATTAATCAACAAAAACAACAACAAGAAAATAAATATAGAATAAAAAAAATACTAGAATCGAAAATACATCAAAAAATAAATAAACTAAAATTAAATAAAACTAAAAATAAGAGTAAAAATAAAAACTACCATAGTCGACAGAAATATACGCGTAAAAATTATTAATAATTATAATATTTAAGAACCTTTTTTTTATAATATATATATATATACATTATAAATGGATTCGAGTTTTGACGGTCCAGCTCAAGTGGGTTTTCAAAACATAAATGGAAAATGTTGGGTGAGTTCGTTGGTGCAAGCAATATATGCATGTAAACCATTATTACGTAAAGTATTAACTGTTCAATGTCCAAATGCCTTGGTGACACAATTAAAAATTGCATTACAACTTTTAAGTAAAAGAAAACCTGTAGTAACAGAGAGTGGAGGCGCCATTCTTGTCGAAGAAGTAAGACTCTTATATAATGAAGTTTTTGATGCAACAAAAACTCACCGTGAATCTAACTTAGGAGAGGCAACAAATTTTTTAAAAGAATTAAATATTATATATAATGGGTGTGGTTTTGATAATTCCTTTTTTAATTACTACAAATTTGTTTATCCATTTATTTTAATAGAAGGTAAGAAAAATGACATAAATGTTTTGATTCAAGAACAACAAGCTGATATTCTGAATCGCTTGACTGTTAACCCTGAATTTATTATATTTGGTTCTTTTTTTGGTGTAACGCATATTACACGACAAATATCAATTGGACCCTATCGGTTTCAAATTTGTGCAATTATAATTGGAACAGGAGGTCATTTTTATACAATAACGAATGATGGACGATATGATGATTCAAAAGTAAATAAGGACCCACATATTATGGAAAGATATATAAGAGATGGTTTTGATTTTAATAGCGAAAAACCTCGACAAGCTAATGGACATTTATTTTTTTTCGAACGAATCGGAGGTGCCGCTTCTCCCGGTTTACCACCACCACCACCACCCTCTTTTTTGTCACCACAACAATTTCCATCAGATGTCGCATCCCCCTTTGTAGCCCCGACGACGCTATTTTCTTCACCGCCACCAGGACCACCACCACCACAGTACTTTTCACCACCAGCGCACTTTCCACCACCACCATTATTACCGTCTGGATGGAGAACAGCCACGAACCCAGACGGTGTACAATTTTACATTGGACCAACCGGACAAGCAAGTGTGTACCCACCACCACCAGGACCACCGCCTCAACAACTACCATTTACACCACCACCACAGCAACAACAATACCAACCACCACCACAGCAACAACAATACCCACCACCACCATACCCACCACCACCATACCCACCACCGCCACACCAACAACAGCAGCAACAGCAGCAACAGCAGCAACAGCAGCAACAGCAGCAACAGCAGCAACAGCAGCAACAGCAGCAACAGCAGCAACAGCAGCAACAGCAGCAACAGCAGCAACAGCAGCAACAGCAACGACTAGAGCAACAGCAGCAACAGCAACGACGACAACTAGAACTAGAGCAACAACGACAAGTAGAACTAGAGCAACAACGACAACTAAAAATAACACGGGAACAATTAGTGGAAAATCTTATGCCAGCACATTGGGTGCCTGATAGTGAAGCGACAACATGTTGTAGAGAAGGTTGTGATTCAAAATTTGGATTTTTAGGTAAAAGTAGACATCATTGTCGCCAATGCGGAAATATATTTTGCAATAAATGCTGTACAGGTGAAGGAATTGATAGAAAATGTACAAACTGTAAAAGTGAAGAAATTCCTGGTAAAGCTACATCTTTAGAGAGACCTATCACCGACCCTAAATTTACTCCTAATCCGGAAAACATTCAAACTTTAACTAGACGATACAATTTTATTCATGATAATCAGGCTAGACAATTGTTACGTGATGCTTTATTAAAAAATAATGGAAACCAGGGTGAAGCACTTAAAAGAGTTGATGGAATTTTGCAAACTATTTTAAAATTGTCAACATCAGAACTGAATGAAAGAGCAAGAAGAGAACAAACTGTTCTACAAAGAACACAAACACAAACACAAGGCGCCGCTGCTGTCGCCCGTTATGTTCCAAACCCAGATTCTGTTCATCAAGTAATGGTAAGGTTTCCCAGTATGGAAAGAAGAATTGCTGTTCAATATTTAACCGATGCTCTAGAACAATTTAACGGTGACCAAGCCCGCGCACTTGATGACGCGCTACATATGGAAGGAGGATATAAAATGTCCAGAAAATCCAAAGCTAAAATGTCCAGAAAATCCAAAGCTAAAATGTCCAGAAAATCCAAAGCTAAAATGTCCAGAAAATCCAAAGTTGAAAAAAGGTCCAGGAAATCCAAAGTTGAAAAAAGGTCCAGAAAATCCAAAGCTAAAAGGTCCAGGAAAAAAATAGTGAATTATTAATTTATGAATTTATATACACAATAATGTTTCAATGTTTTATAATAAATAAAATAATTAAAATAAAATAAAATAATATAAATATTTATTATAAAACATTATCATCACATTCAATTCTCAATTTTTAAATGTTGAATAAATATCTTGTTGAATTTTTAGGAACATTTTTCTTTTTATTTGTAATTATTTATACGGGAAATTTTATAGTAATTGGTGCCGCTCTTGCTCTAGTCATTTATTTAGGTGAAAACATATCTGGTGGAAATTTTAACCCGGCTGTATCCATCATGATGGTTTTTGCAGGAAAAATTCCCATGAAAGAGTTGACTGGACGCATATCAGCCCAAATTCTCGGAGGACTTGCAGCATTTGGATTATATAATCAACTCGGAAAAATGAAATAATTAAAATAATTAAAGTAATTTGAAATAATTTATTTTATAACTTTAGTAATTAGTAAAATAAAATATTTATATATTATATATCTATAGAGTAAATAAAATATAATATAATTAAAACATGTCACACTACAAACCAAAAACACAAAAAAGGCAACAGAAAAACCGAAGCCGAAGACAACGACGCCGACATTCTCGTAGAAATCAGCGCGGTGGTTCTACAATTTTGTCGCCGTCCAATTATTCCAATCAAAACAATGCTCATTTTTCAGGAATCGGGTTTACGGACCCACAAGGCGCAGTAACGGGATGCACCGGTTCGACATCTAGCGCAGCCGCCTTGAAAGGACTCGATGTTTTTCAAACCATCGGTGGATTAAAAACACCCGTTGCAGCAATGAAGGGGGGTCGCGGTCGCATACTAAATAAAGATATGAAACCATTACACAAATCAATGGATAAAGCAATGAAAAAATTACATAAATCTATGCGTCGTCGTGGTCACGGTCGCGGTCGGATGCAGCGAGGTGGCAGCGTTCATAATACGAATGGTTATTCTGTTGGAGGCGTTCATTTGAAACCGAGTTTGAGCGGCATTGCAACCAATTATCACACCGCGTATGACTCTTGTAAAGGATAAAGAGAACCTACGGTTCTCCTTTAACCTCTCCCTTATAATTGGTCCCAATTTAAATATTCAATGGTATAAAAGGGAACCCCGCCCTAATAATAATCAAAAAACGGTGCATAAATAGTTTTCATAGGTAAGTTCATCGTTTTATATTTTTTACATTCACAATCATAACAATAATACTGTTTAATAACATCTTTTTTAATATCAAACTCTTCAACAGGTGCATATTTTTTATCATTTAATAAATACACGTATTTCTCTCCAACCGCATACGG